TTATTTGATCAGATATAAAGGGGTTAACAATAATATCAATATTCCTTGATTTATCATCAACATTACCTAAGAAGAAATTAATAGGTGCACCACCGTTTTCAGAATTTCTCTGCCTGTAATATCCAATTGATCCATTGTAACCTTCTTCAAGTAAATAATCTATTCGATTTGCTTCTTTAGAGAAAACAGATTGCCTGAGTTTAAATACACCAACATTGAGAGTGTCATCAAACTCGTCGGTTGCAATGTTATAGTTTGTAATTCTATCCTCCATTACTTGAGAGATAGAATTTGTCGCCGGATTATCTCCAAACTCTGGTGTAGCGGAGAGTGAAAATTCTAATCGAGACGTTGGTATTGTGGTGAAATTATTAAGACCACCAGCTCCAGCAGATTGAGTAACTGTCTCGACGCTTAAAATAGAATCGAACGCACTAGCAGGATTAATATTTGTATTGTCAGCTAATCCAACATAGTAACCATTAAATTGGCCATCAATAACACTTTGCGACTTATTGAGTATAATAACAGCAGCGCTTGATAAGCTAGACAACCCCGTCCAATTATCTACCGTTATACTACTCTGTCCCCAACCATCTTCAAACAACTCTCCATTTTTAATTTGTAAATATTCTTCTTCGGTAAGATTAAATTGTTTTGGCGCACCTAAAAAGTAAGCTCCAGAAGTTAATGTAAAGTCTGTTGCACTCAGACCATTAGCTTGCGCGCCTACCGCTGGGTAAGCAAGTAGACTATAATAAGAGCCAAATCCTACTCCAGCGTTTTCTCCATAAGGTAATCTGTTAACTAGTAACTGACCTGTTGAATTTAATGCTGCTCGAGCTGTATGATAAAAATACCTTTCAGCTGGTGTTCTTGGAGCCCCATAAATCTGTTCAAATTCTGTAATATCACTTACACCGACTACTTCATCAGTTGGCCCCTGGTTTGCAAACCCGGTAATATAGGTAGTTGTACCCTGTGAAACTGTTCTTAGGGAAAGATCACTCTCTCGGATCTCAACACCTGGTGATTGTATTGTGCGTCTGGACATAAAATTATTTATGTTTATTCACTTAAAAATTGGTAGTTTCTAAAACCTTATTTATAAATTTAGCAGTTTAGTGTGTAGCTGAGAGTAAACAAAAGTCATTGATGTGTTTATTTCAGCAGATTCCCTGTAGTTATAGTCTATTTTACCTAAAACAGTAGGAAACGCTTTTGTGTATGTAAATTGAATTCGTTTATTATCATACTCATCAACACCATATATTGTCATATCAGACTGGTAGTTGCTATACGCTGTATCAGCTAATTTATCATTGTCATATAAACCAGCTTTATCATCATGCATTAAATCTAACCACTTATATATGACCCAATAGTTATTAAATTCATTATCTATAGTGAAATCGATAGTGACTGGTGGATATGGTTCACGTGCATGCGCAGATTGATATAAATTACTTCCAGTATAAGGTATTCGAATTGCAGGAACAGTCAATTCTGGAACAACAGTACCATATATTGAAAATTGGAAAGTATCTTCTGAAACATTAAAAGAAGATCGCGTGCTTCTTTTTTGAACCTCACGTAATGCGGGAGGTAGTTGAAACACCATTATAAATTTATCTACCCTACCTTTATTAAGTAGGGATTGTTTATTTGCGTTTGCAGGCATATTAATATTTATGTTAACGGAGTATATCCAAACATCGATAACTCATCCATATCATCTTGCATTTGATTGTTGCCCATTCCGAAGACCACAGGGGGTAGAGCTGCATTGTGATCACCTACAATTTCATTATCTAAGTACAATGAAGTAGCATCTTCAAAATATTGTATACCAAAATCCATTTGCTCAATAACTGCAGGCTTACCTCGATCATCAAATTCTAAAATTTCGAAAAATCTCTCTGTTATATCTTTTTCTAAAATAAAGAGAGCATAAAGTAATGACATTACCATATCATCATGATTTGATTTTCTAGCTTTCCAAGTACCGTTCGGCCATCTTACAAAGTTCTTAAGCTCTGTTAGTGTTTCTATGTCATTGATCTGTACTGATTTAACATCATTAATAAAGTATCTCATATTCAGTACTCCTTGATACTTTGTATTTGTATGTGCAATCATGCCTAACATTACATTTTTGCGATGCGCGGCCTTATTACCGTATGATACAATCTTTTCGTACCCCATATCTTTAGCTAACCGATCAACTACCTGCGCTCCACAGTTGTTACGCTCTATTAACGCTAGAGGTGAGCCGTAATTACGTAAAATTGAATGTACCTTAGTTGCAAACTCAAGAGGTGGTATCTTATTATTGTTATAACATGCTACCTGTCTTATATCTTTAATATCTGTGATATCTAATATTTGCACACAAGATGAATCTGCTCCTACCCCTTCAGCAGTATCGACCCCAGCAACGTATAATCGTGAAGCATCTGCCTCTTCCCATATCTTATAATTGCCTTCATCTAGAAGAATTTTAGGCTCTCGAACCTTTGCAGACATTTCTTCAAATAAATCATCATCAATTGATGACTCTCCTGTTGTTAAAAATTCGCAATTATGTGACAGAAAGCCATCTGTATAGTATGATAATGTGTCTTCTACATTTATTAAATCATACAAATCAATCTCACCAACATCTACAATCTTCTCAACTATTTTCCATCCATCCTCATGAAATATTTTGTCTCCAGGTATCAAGTCCTTGGCCACCTCAAATTTAAAATTATGTAAATCAATACATAGAGGGTGGTTATGTGAGCATGTTAATACCTCACCTGTCTTACACATTACATTGCATGCAGCTTTATTGATCTTCTGTATACCATCAAACAGCTTATAGCCGTCTGGTGTTAATACTTTATGATTTTCTTTATTTGGTTTGAACATATTTATGTAATTCTATTCTATCTGATCCATCATCCCAGATAATACAAAAATCACACTTTAGATGATATTGTAGTGCCTGCTGTCTTGCATAGTCATACTTACAGTGACCTTTATATTTATGGTGAGCTTCATATACTTCATATCTTGCTACCGTTTTATATCTTATTATATAGATCCTCTAATGATAGGTCTCCCTGATCTTCTATGGTAACAAGAGTTTCCCCACTACAACTATTAAATTCTTGTCTCCAGGCATCACGTGATCCAATAGCTTGTTTTGTAGAGTTAACCCACTTCTCATCCCGCCCAGGTACTTCATGCCACATTATTTTATCATGCGCCCAACCATTCTCACCATCAACAGCACCTTTATATAATGTATGAAATAAATTATCATTACCATTTGCAGTCGAGCAGACAAACACTTTAGATTTTTTTGAGGATGTAATTACTGGGAATACTGATTTCCAGAATTCTTCAATTAGATGTGATTCAATAAAAGCCATCTCATCAATTACAAGACATTGGTGGCTTAACACACCATTAGCATAATACGTATGAGTTTTCTCAACTTCTAGAAGCTCGTATACCTTACGATCATCTGTGTAAGTGTTAATACTGATAACCTCAATATCTCCAAACAATCGGTCACCAATAACTACATCCTGAACATATACAATATCCTCTTTATCTGTTAATAGTTTATGTTTTGGCGTACAAACCAACTCCTTATCATCTGTAAATGTGAGCTTAATTTTCGAAGGATTACTACCAACTATAAGACCTTTAAAGTCTCTAAAACCGTCGTTTGTTAGTACCTGGTATTTGCTATTTTTAAAGCATTTATATTTTGTTAAATCTGCCATCTTATTATTTATATTCTAATTTGAATACTTCATTACCACATCCCCATATTCGGTCTGTTAATATATTATTTTCTAAGCAATTTTGATATGCTGATACGTCATCATTATAATTTTCGATATACTGTTTAACCTTCTTCTTAGTGAATCGAAACCTATTATATCTCTTATTGTTTTTTATATACCAAAAACTAGGACCTGATTCTTTTATGAACTCAAAACCTACCTTAGTGTATGATGTATTATAGCCCCAGTCTAAATCACTATACGTTAAAATATCTAAACATGTTTCCCGCTGACAAGCTTTAATTAATTTGCTAATGGCTCCTCTAACGTTAAAATTTAACTTCGAGCAAAATCTCACAAGCTCTAAACAGTCATTTTGTTTACTATTAATAAAGACGCGTTTATCTGCCGGTAAAAATGTCGCTATTGAAACAATCTCATTTTCATAAACTAATCCGTAATTGCTTGAGCTTGGCGCATATCCTTGAATATGATTATCAACTAGAAATTTCTTAGCGATTGACCCGTTAATTTTCTCAACCTTACATTTACGTGCATGTATCCTGTTGCTACTCTTACCTAAAACATTACTAAGTCTAGACTTGATAATATTAAACTTCTTTTCATCACATATATCATCTTCGTAGAGCTGAATAAGCTTAACACCTATATCCTTACACATGTTGTGTTTATTCAGATGATACGTTTTAAATTTACCTCCTACCCTCTCACCGTGCCACCTCAATCCATGCACCTCTATAGCTATATTTTTTGATTCGATATAAAAATCAACCTCCCGTGGTTTAATTAAATGTCTAACACGAACTTGATAATCTATATTTAAATCATCAAGGAGATCCATTATCTTTGTTTCGAGATTTGTACCCCTCTTCGGAAAACATTTAGGACAAGCAGGTCTATGACCAATAGACAAATCATGATAAAATCTAGTATCACATTCTTTGCATATCCACTTATATTTTTTATACAATGCAACTCCTTCAAACACATCATCTAACTTAACATTATAATCTGTTTCGATTCTAGAGATTAATTTACCCCGCCTTGAGGAGATAGCGCGCTGTATGATGGTATCTGATTGCATTGGGTTACATACATCATATTTTTCATTCAACGTTTTTTGAGCTTTATTTCTATAATCTTCTGTTTGAAAAAAATGATCAACTCCATACTTAAGGTTATTATGTTTAACTCGTGATTTCTTAAGCTCAGACATATCACTAGCGGTTTTATTACTCCATGTATTTTTTACCTTTTTCTTGAAGTCCCCGCTCTGCTGATATACTTCAGATCCATACTTCTCTTTACTAACTTTCCTAGAATGAGATTGCCCTGCCTCAGATTGTAACCAAGAGGTACTACCATATCTCCTTATGTTAGTTGTTTTAGCCTGATTAACATTATGAGCATTACTACACTTACGACTACAGAACCGACCATATCCAGATTTAAAATCTCTATACTTAAGTGTAGTATTACAACATTCACATTTTGGAGTATTGGTAATATTGTAACATATATTATACGCATTGCGGGCGAAAGGTAGTTCAGCTGAATACAGTTTATGTTGTTTTATAAAAGCAACTTCATCCTTAGATAGGTACTTCGCCCATATTCTAGACATGTCTAGTAATTTCGATATTAGACTGTTGATCATATCAGTATTTATTAGCAACTTGGGTGAATTCACGTGAATATATTAACTTCCTTCAAGAAATATAGGAAGTAACTCTCCACCCTCAAGCTCAGCTTCTAGATCCTCCATAGTACAGTCAAATACTTTTCCTGTCTCCTTATCCTTTAATGTTATTGTTGTTAATCCATCAACACAATTAACTGATTGACCACGAGCAGCACTACCAGTCGTAGTAGTAATACCTATACGAGAGCCATTCTCAAGTACCATGGACGTTTTGGCATATTCTTTTACTGGAGGCTTAAGCCAGTTAGGCAATTCCTCATATGCCATTCGAACTCGTTGAAATATCTCAATAGCGGTTGCTTCTTTGTTTGCTACTAGTAGTATTCTTTGATCAGAATTAAAACATGCCTGCCAAAGAATATAGATTGTCATCATAGTGCTGTTATGTGTAGCAATATTTTGTTTGCCTGCTAAAAAGAGATTATCTTTACTATCCACCGTAATACACCTTACTGGGACAGAATCTACCCGTTCAATATTTGTGATATAATGCCATTGAGAATCATCATCACTTTCGCCATCGTAATTAATATTACCCCGCTTGGTAGGATTATAGCAGATATTCTCAGTCGGTATAAAGGTTACTGATGTATCGTCTGATGTAGTTTTATACCCTAAACTGATCACTAACTCTTCAACTTGTTCAATTAACGGTTTATGCGTATTATTAAATGTTGCGCGAGATGATATAATAGAGCCGTTATCACTATCCATAAGACCTCGTAATAAATCTAATCGTTGACTTCTTTCACATGAGAGGAAATCGTCAGGTATGTTCAGCTCAGCCGGCAAGTTATATTGTTGGTCTATAAACTTATCATCAACCTCACCACCTAACCGTAGACCTAAAATATACGGTGATGTTATTAAATCTTTTTTGCTACCACATACTCCATTCGAGCATATTGGGATTCGGTGATGAGGCTTTCCTCCATGTAGAAGAGTGTTTAAAATCTCCTTTGTTGTTCGAACTCTATTATTTACCTTACGTCTCCTATCTTCATATGTTTGTGTTTCCCATAAATGATCACCATCCGCTATTATCTCTTCCCCACTATCAAATGTCACTTTATAACATTGCCTATTATGAAGAATTGCATGAGCTTTTATAACGTTGCAAGGTTCTCCATTTATATCATAAACCGTGTCACCATCTTTTAAGCTGCCCATATCAGTCCACCCATTTGGAGTAGATATTGGAGTATCTAGAGCTAAAGCCTTCCCTATTTGTCGACTAGCTAGTTGAATAAAAAAGCGATTGTCTCTCATTTTTCTAAGTGCACGTTTTTGGGCTTTATATAGGTCGATTGTTTCGCGACCACGATCAAGATTAATAATATAAAAATAATTTTCTGCAAAATAAAGAATATTTTGACTTGCCTTCTTTAAGGCTTTAACCTGATCGGTGGTATATTCACCCTTCCAGTTAACATTAGGCAAATTTTTATTACCCATGTAAAACATATTACTTTGTTGAGACATTTAAAATATTTATCAGGTTTGTATAAATATTCACATGTCAAATAAAGACTTTTTAAATCTAGGACAAGTTTATACAGAAATGTTTGGTGATCTTAGGCGAGATCTAGTTAAAGAAGGTAAACTAGGATTAGAGGATATTGGTAACGCTCCTCTTGAAACGCAGGGAGGTCCAGCAAACGCTGATGGTTTTCAAGAACCTGAAATAGACGCGGAGAAGGATCAAGGAGATAATGAGTATAACATTAATAATTTATCCTATGCAAAACAATATATGCCTGAGGAAGATGAAGAAGGTAGTAAAGATGAATATGAGTTTGAGTGTGAGTGTGGTGAGAAATGGAAGACATCAGAGGCAGCAGCGCAATGTAGTGATTGCAGAGGTGATTTTGATATTCATGATGAAGATGAAGAAATTCTCCATGAAACGGAGAAAATTGCAAGAGATGGACTAAATAATTTTATGAAGCGAAAATCA